AGAAGATGGACTTATGTTCCAGATTCTACCATCACAAACAGTGTTGTAACCGGAACCAAAGGATTCTTAGATGTTAAAGGTGTATATTACCAATCTGGTGATTTTGCCATAAATGGTGTTGTATATTTTGATGGCGAAGGTCTGCAAAGATCTACTAATAATCCAGCATCTCCGATAATTACTTCAAAGCAGATACTAACTGCTATTACAAAAATCACATTAACTTTACCATCTCCAATTACTGTTACCACGGGAGATTTAATTCGCCAAGATACGAGTAATGCTTATGGTATTGTTGAAACTGGTGGAACAATAACATCTTTAGATCTAATTGGTGTCGAAGGAACTTTTGTTAATACTTATAATATTAGAAAAGAAGGTAACAATGGTTCAATTGAAAATTTATCTGTTATACCCTCTACTGTTACTACGATATATACTAACAAACCACACTGGACTTCAACATTAGATGGAGGTACTTTCTAAAATATGACTAGAGATAGTGAAGTTGATGTAAATGTTTTAATGCGTTTATATAATCAAAAATTGGCAACACTTACCAATCAAAATATTTTGTTAGAAGCAAAACTTCAAACTTTATCAGATGATTTTGCACAAGAAAAAAATGAACTTTTAGAAATAAATAATGATCTTCAAAATGAAATTAATGAATTAAAAAAATCTAAAAAACTAGAAGACTAAAGAAAAATGGCTCAACCAGCAACTAGGCAAGGACTTATTGATTACTGTCTAAGGCGTCTAGGAGCGCCTGTGCTGGAAATTAACGTCGATGATGATCAAATAGACGACCTAGTAGATGATGCCCTTCAATACTTCAATGAGCGCCATTTCGATGGCGTTGAGAGAATGTATTTAAAGTATCAAATAACTGATACAGACATCAACAGAGGTAGTGCAACCTCAAAGGCGCCAAGAGGTCCAGGAATTACTACTACGACTGGAACAAGCACTATTACTGGGTATGGAACCACAACTTTTAATTGGTATGAATCTTCAAATTATATTCAGGTCCCAGATTCTATAATTGGTATTGAAAATGTTTTTAAATTTGATACTAGTTCTATTTCTGGAGGTATGTTTAGTATTAAGTATCAATTATTTTTAAATGATTTATATTATTTTAATTCCGTTGAACTTTTACAATATTCTATGGTTAAATCTTATCTTTCCGATATTGATTTCTTACTGACAACAGATAAACAATTAAGATTTAATAAAAGACAGAATAGATTGTATTTGGACATTGACTGGGGAGCTCAATCCGCCGGCAATTTTATTGTTTTAGATTGTTACAGAATTTTAAATCCAAATGATTTTCCAAAAGTTTATAATGATAGTTTCTTAAAAAGATATTTGACTGCATTAATTAAAAGGCAGTGGGGGCAGAATCTTATTAAATTTAGAGGAGTTAAGTTGCCAGGTGGATTGGAATTCAATGGTAGAGAAATATATGAAGATGCAGAAAGAGAAATTGATGAAATAACAAAGAGAATGTCAATGGATTATGAACTTCCACCATACGACTTTATTGGATAATGGCACTTAATCCATTTTTTTTAAAGGGAACATCTTCCGAACAAAGATTGGTTCAAGATTTAATAAACGAACATCTTAGGATGCATGGTATTGAAGTCGTTTATATTCCAAGAAAATTTGTCAATAAAAAAACTATAATAGAGGAAGTTCAAACTTCTAAATTTGATGATAATTTTGCGATTGAAGCATATGTTAATACCTATGATGGATATTCGGGCGCTGGCGATATATTAACAAAGTTTGGGATGAGTTTAAGAGATGAGTTATTAATAACTATCTCAAAAGAAAGATTTGAAGATTTTATAGCACCATTTTTGGGAGCACTGGATGATGGTAGCGGGGAGGGTGAGATTATATTATCAACCAGACCAAGGGAGGGTGATTTGGTTTATTTTCCACTTGGACAAAGACTTTTTGAAGTTAAATTTGTAGAGCATGAACAACCTTTTTATCAGTTAGGAAAAAATTATGTTTATGAATTGAAGTGTGAGCTATTTGAATATGAAGATGAAATTATTGATACTTCAATTGAAGAAATAGATATGCAAGTGGGTGAGGAAGGATATATTACAACACTTAAATTAATTGGTGTTGGAAGAACAGCAACATCTTCTGCAACGATTCTTGGATCAGTTAATTCTGGATATATTCGTCAAATTTTCTTAAATAAAGATGGAAGTGGATATACTACAAATCCTGTAGTTGCTATCAGTAGTTCACCGACAGGATTATCTGGGGATAATGCTACGGCGGTTGCGATAACAACAGTTCGTGGTGGTGTTAGATCGGTTGAAAGAATTTATTTAACAAACGCCGGCGCAGGTTATACTGTTCCACCAATTATAACTATTTCTGGCGGTGGTGGTAGTGGGGCAGCTGCTACTTGTTCTATTGAAACAACATATAATGGTGTAATTAGATTTACTGTAAATGATGGTGGTATTGGATATGGAACTGCCCCAGTTATTACAGTTTCTACTCCAGGACAATTAGCAATCAGTGGAGTCGGGCAAACTGCAGTTGGTATTGCATCAATGGGAATAGTTGGAACTGATAATGCTGTAAGGGCAATATACATTTCAAATCCTGGATTTGGATATACCTCTACACCAACTGTTACGATTGCAAATCCAGAAATTCTCACAGGTATTGGAACTTATCTGTTTAATGAAATCGTGAGAGGTTCCAGATCTCAAACAAGAGCGCGAGTTAAAAATTGGGATAAAGATACAAACATTCTTAAAATTTCTAATGCTGGTATTGGAGAAACACAGTCTCCATTCTTTCCAGGAGAAACAATTATTGGAACAGAATCTGGAGCATTGTATACCGTCCAAGGATACGAACAAATGGATACATATGATAAATATAGTCAAAATGACAAAATTGAAAAAGAAGCAGATCTTATTATAGATTTTTCAGAGTCAAATCCATTTGGTAATTACTAATGTTAGGAACTTATTATTATCACGAAATTATAAGAAAGACTATTATATCTTTCGGAACACTTTTTAATCAAATTCACATTCGCCACAGTGAACAAAATGGTTCTAATTTTAGCGATGTAAGAGTTCCTATTGCTTATGGTCCAAGACAAAAGTTTCTTGCAAGAATTCAACAACAACCAGAATTAAATAAAGCAACTCAAATTTCATTGCCAAGAATATCATTTGAGATGACTTCAATTCAATATGATCCAACAAGAAAAACGAGCGTGACTCAAACATTTAAAGCATGTGATGATGGTGGTAAAATAAAAAAAGTCTTTATGCCGGTCCCATATAATATTGGTTTTGAATTGAATATCCTAACCAAGTTAAATGATGATGCTTTACAAATTGTAGAGCAAATATTACCTTATTTTCAACCAGGATTTAATTTAACAATAGACTTAGTTGATTCTATTGGTGAAAAAAGAGATATACCAATAGTTCTTGAAAATATATCTTTTCAGGATGATTATGAAGGGGATTTTTCCACAAGAAGAGCTCTAATATACGTTTTATCATTTACAGCAAAAACTTATCTGTTCGGACCTATTGCTGAAAGTTCTGATGGTCTCATTCGTAAAGTACAAGTTGATTTGTATACTAGTACAGATACCGAAAATGCAAAGAGAGAATTAAGATATACTGTAACTCCTGATCCATACAATGCGGATCCTGACGATGACTTCGGTTTTAATGAGCAATGGACGTTTTTCTCAGACGGAAAAGATTATAGCCCAACTCGCAAAATTGATATTTAATAATTATGCCTAATAATTATAATAAATTAGATGAAGCTCTGAATATAAAGAGTGAAATTGTAGAAGTTGAAAAAGAAATGCCTATTGTTAGAGTTGAATCTTCAAATAGTAATGATATAAAAAAAGATTATGAATATACTCGCGCAAATCTGTATTCTTTAATCGAAAAGGGTCAAGAAGCAATTAATGGGATTATGGAACTCGCCGGAGAATCCGACTCTCCAAGAGCATATGAAGTAGCTGGACAATTAATTAAAAGTGTTGGTGATGTAACTGATAAATTAATAGATTTACAAAAAAAATTAAAAGATGTTGAAGAAGATGTTGTTAAATCTCCAAGCAGCATTACTAATAATGCCGTTTTTGTAGGATCTACTTCAGAACTTTCAAAATTACTCAAACAAGGTTTTCTAAATAATAAAGAGTAATTTCTTATTCAATGATTTGGTCTAATGACTATAAAAAATCAATAGATTGTCAAAATCCAAAAGGATTTTCACAAAAAGCTCATTGTGATGCTCGTAAAAAAAGACAAGGGGGTGAAAAAACAAAATCAAAATCTCTTTTTAATGAACAAAAAGAAAATTCAATTATTGAATTAGAAAATGGTTTAAAAAAATTGAATAACACTTCTTACAATTCTATTGATAAATTAATGA